TGGTGGAGTGAGCGATTAGGTCGTGAAGTTACTCCACGCCATACCCTGCAAATCTGGGGTACCGAAGTTGGGCGCAATGCCTATCACACCGACATCTGGGTAGCTAGTCTGGAAAATCGTCTGCGTAAAACTACAGACGATATTGTAATTACTGACTGTCGTTTTCCTAACGAGATTGATGTAATTAAAAAGGCTGGTGGTATCATTGTTAGAATTAGCCGAGGCAAAGACCCAGCTTGGGTTCAGGATGCTCTGGACTATCTAAGTTTTCCAGCTGGCAAACCGCCCAGTCATATTCCACATCAAAGCGAATGGGCCTGGCTAGACCGTCATTATGATGTTCTTGTAGCTAATAGCGGTCCCATGGAATGGTTACATGATCGTCTTGATGGTATGATGGCAACGCTGGCATTGACAGATGCTGCAGTATAATTTATACTGTATTTTTAAACAAGGAGTTATCTGAATGAAAATTAGTACTGATACCATCAAGGTGTTGCAGAATTTTGCCACCATCAACAGCAATATCCGAATCCGTCCTGGATCAGAGATCAGCACCATTGGTCCACAGAAGAATATCTTTGCCAAGGCAACCGTGGCTGAGACTTTTCCCAAGGACTTCTGCATCTATGATCTAAATAGTCTGCTGAGCCTGCTGACGCTCATGGAAGATCAGGACATTGACTTTGGCGATGCCAGTTTGAAGATCAGCAAAGACGGCGGAGAGTTTGAATACTTCTATGCCGATGAGAGTGTGATCATTGCGCCCGAGGCAGGCAAGAGCATTGCAGTTGACAATCATTTCCAATTCAAGATGACTGCCAACGATGTACAGATGCTGAACAAAGCAGCTGCCATTGTAGGTGCCAAGTTCATCAGCGTGGTCAGCAGCAAGGGCAAGGTAACGCTGAGCGTTGGCGATCCCAAGACTGCCAGCAGCAACAGCTACAAGCGCACCATTGGTGACTTTGATTCAGACTTCAATTGCCGCCTGGCTGTGGAAAATTTCAAGGTAGTACCCGAAGCCTATGCAGTCACAGTAAGCAAGAAGAAGTTCTTTCACTTTAAACACGAGACCAAGCCCTTGGAGTACTGGCTTGCCATGGAACCCGACAGTCAGGTGTAATCATGAAAAATATCAATACCCGAGTACGACTCAACTATACTGCCACTGATGCCGACAGCAATGATACTTTGCTGGATCTGGATGTGAGCTTTGACAATGCTGACTTCCAGACACTCATGGACAATATCAATACCTGGCTGACAGCCACTGGCCATGGTTTGGTTGTCAAGCCAAAGTATGGATTAGTTGAACCAGCACAGCGTGAAGGATATGAGGTGGCAGACCCCCGAGAAGACCTGTATAAAAAATCCATGATGGAAAGAACCAACTGATATGCAATTTCGTGATGATCAATTTCTGTGGGTAGAAAAGTATCGGCCCAGGCAGCTGGCCGACTGCATTCTGCCTGCAGATCAGCGACAGACTTTTGAACAGTTTGTTGCCAAAGGTGAAATACCCAACATGTTGCTCTGTGGTGGAGCTGGCATGGGCAAGACTACTGTGGCCCGAGCTCTATGTGAGGAGTTAGGATCGGACTACATAGTCATCAATGGTAGTATGAATGGCAATATTGATACGCTGCGCAATGAGATCTTTGGATTTGCCAGCACAGTTAGCTTTGAAGGTCGACCCAAGGTGGTTATCCTAGACGAGGCTGACTATCTTAATCCCAATTCAACTCAGCCGGCTCTTCGTAACTTCATGGAAGAGTTCAGCAAAAATTGTAGGTTTATCCTAACATGCAACTTCAAGAACAGAATCATACAACCACTGCACAGCAGAACCACAGTAGTAGAGTTCAAGATTGCTGCTGCGGAGCGGCCCAAGATTGCTGCAGGCTTCTTCAAGCGGGTCATGGAGATACTGAAAAACGAGAATGTAGAGGCCGATGCCAAGAGTGTGGCAAGGCTGATTGAACGACACTTTCCTGACTATCGCCGTATCTTAAATGAACTGCAACGCTACAGTGTCAGTGGAGTCATCGACGAAGGTGTGCTGTCCAATCTGCAGGATGCCAACATCAAGACTCTGGTGGAGGCACTGAAGGAAAAAGACTTCAAGAAAATGCGTCAGTGGGTTGTAAACAATATAGATAGTGACCCACAGACAATTTTTAGATTGTTGTATGACCAGCTGACTGATCAGGTCAAGCAGGTACCACAACTGGTTCTGTTGCTGGCAGACTATCAGTACAAGGCAGCGTTCGTGGCCGATGCCGAGATTAACCTGGTGGCTTGTCTTACTGAAATCATGGCCGCGGTGGAGTTTAAATCATGACACAAGAAGGATTGGGATTGGATCTGACCCTGGATTGGGAAACTGCGGATCGCATTACTGTGGCTACCTTGAAGAACTATCTGGAAACTCTGGAACACCAGCTAGAAAACTATCACAACGGATCATGGCTACATGCCGACGATGTTGTACATAGCCACGAAATGATCAAGGCAGTAAAGTTTGTGCTCCGAGACTTTGGAGTCTATGATGAGTGATTTTGAAGTACATGAGCGTGGTACAGCACGCGAACTAAAACTACTGCGTGAGCTGGCTACAATCATGTCTGACAACCATCGGCACATGAAGGAGATGAACTGCTACCCTCAGCCAGTGCGAATTAAATTCGCCGAGGTCATGCAGTTCTACAAGGAGCAACAACTTGCTGGATCTATTTAAACCTACCTTTGATTGGATTCGTGATGACTACAATACTCATCCCTTTCGATTTTTTATTGAAGTGCTCGCTTGGGCTGTCAGTATTGGTTGCAGCATTACTATGGCACTTACCGTCCCGAATCCTCCCCTATTGGCTCTTTATCCTGTGTGGATTACTGGCTGTGCCATGTATGCTTGGGCTGCTTATACTAGGAAATCGTTTGGCATGCTGGCTAACTACATCCTGCTGACTGCCATTGATACACTGGGATTGATTCGAATGTTGGTATCATGATTGCTGTGCAGATAGTACTTTATTGGGTGGGCCTGGGAGTTGTAGTCGCCAGCCTGATGTGGCTAGCACTGCAATTTGCTAAATTATGTGAATATTTGACTGATAGAATAAAATGAAGAATGCACTTGGTTATGAAGTAGTTGAAAAGGTTGAAGAGGTCTATAAAAAGCCTCAGATCAGCCCCTTTGATTTTGCCAATGCCATTAACCATAGCAAGGAAGCACTGATTGTTGATGAATGGTCAGAGAAGCAGTACAATGCCTTCATCGTCAACAAAAGCCTGAGCTATGGGGCCGATACCGTAATCTATGCCAACGAAATGAATGCGCGTCCGCATCTGGACCGTCGTCTTCAGTTCGATTTTCTTATAAATACCGTTAGACCACGCAAGCGTTACAACAAGTGGTTGAAAGCCGAAACAGTTGACGTGTTGGCAACGGTACAAGAATACTATGGCTATAGCATAGACAAAGCCCGCCAGGTATTACCTCTGTTGTCTGACTCTCAGTTGGAGCACATGAAGAATAAACTGAACAGAGGCGGTAAATAATGACTGATTTTTTCAATCTTGACCTTCCCTTTGAATATAGTCCTTTGGAAGTTAAACTGGCTCAGCCCGACGATTTCCTCAAGGTACGCGAAACGCTGACTCGTATTGGTGTAGCCAGTCGTCGCAGCAACGTACTGTATCAAAGCTGTCATATCCTGCACAAGCAGGGACACTATTTCATTGTTCATTTCAAAGAGCTGTTTGCACTCGATGGCAAGCAGGCTGATCTGAGCAAAAACGATATCCAGCGCCGCAACAGCATTGCCAAACTTTTGGCAGATTGGGGTCTGGTGACCATCATCAACGCTGATAAATATACTGACCAGGCGCCACTGAGCCAGATCAAGATTCTGAACTATGATGAGAAGAATCAGTGGAACCTGCAGGCGAAATATAACATCGGTAAAAAACGTGGATATAAGGAGTAACCGTGAGTGATAAGATTCATTTGTCTTTGACAATTAACGAAACCAACGCAGTGCTGTTTGCCCTGGCTAAACAGCCCTATGATACCGTAGCACAACTGATTGACAAAATTCGTAATCAGGCCCTGCCTCAGGTACCCGAAGAACAGCGCAACGATAACCGCGATGCCATGGCTCAACGTCTTGCTGAAATTGCAGAAGGCGACGAAACCGACTACGCTGGCGCATAAAAATCCCACGGGATGGGACGTACTGCAGACTCTTACCCGAGTGCTGACCGGACAGAACGTTAGACTGTCGCCGTAATCGTACACGGCAACCGCTGCGCCGCAAGGGCAGCAATTTTATAACTCGCTTAACAAGGAGAACTATATGCTATCAGCATACAACGCCATGGTTGACTCTGTAAGAGACGTCAAATCCAACTTCGTCAAGAACTTTGTTTCCAACGACGAACTCAAAAAACCTCTGGATACCTATATCAATGCACAGGCAGCCTTTGCCAAGCACGTGGGCCATGAAGTCTATTCATTCATGACCACAGTTGGCCATGCCATGCACAATTTTGATGCTAAAAAAGCCTGGGCAACCAAGTAATCGGAGGACAACATGATCACAACAAGACCATTTAAACTTAATACCGAAATACACCCTGAAGAAATGTTCAAGGGCATTGACAAATTCTTTGTTGGTTTTGAAGAACAGTTCAATCGTCTGGCCAAGCTACACGATGATGTGACCAAGGATATTCCCAACTATCCTCCCTACAATATTCGCAAGACCGGTGAGAACACCTATGTCATTGAAATGGCCGTGGCAGGCTTTGCTCGTCAGGACATTGAGATTGAATTTGTGGATGACAAGCTCGTAGTGCGTGGCAACACCAAAGAAGACAACAATGCCGACTATGTCTTCAAAGGTATCGCCAATCGTGCGTTTACCCGCACATTCGCACTCAACGATCAGATTGAGATTCAGGATGCAGCCTTGTTCAACGGCATGCTGCAGATTGCTCTGGAACGCATCATTCCCGAGCACAAGAAGCCCAAGAAGATCGAAGTCAAGGAAGGCAGCAGAAAAAAACAACTGCTGACTGAAAATGAAAAAACACAGATTGAAACCAGTCTGTAATTAAACCGCGGCGGGGCAACCCGCCGCATCTTGGAGTCATCATGGAAATTAAATTAATGCGTCTGGTCACAGGCGAAGATGTACTGGCCGAGATTGTGGACAGTGGTGACGTTGGTGTGCAGATTCGCAATCCTCTGATTGTCTATATTCGCCCCACAGAAACTGGAGTACCCAGTGTGGGCCTGAGTCAGTGGATTCCCTACAGTGCCGACAAAGAGTTTACCGTCAAGCATGACAAGATTGTGGTGACCAGCAATCCAGCCGAGGATCTGCGCACTCAATACGATCGTGTCTATGGCGCAGGCATCATCATGCCCAGCACTACGCTAACTGCTTGATTTCATTGATGAAAACAGTGCTTGACAGCTGGCTAGCAAGGTGCTATAATGGTAGTATGCTAAATAATATACTGAAATGGACTGCGCTGGTTTGTACGATTGCTGGAGCTTTATGCACCAGCTTTCGTATCGACCCCATGAACATCTTTTTATGCAATGCTGGTAGCCTGCTGTATCTGCTCTGGGCTATCCGCATTCGTGAATTGAATCTGGTCATAGTCAATGCTGGGTTACTGGCCATCTACATGACTGGTTTTTGGTATACATTTAGGTAAAATTTTTTAAAAAGTTCTGATTTTTCTTGACAAGAACAGATATATACTATATCATGGCAGTAATTAATCAACTAGGAGTCGTTGTGCAACACCTCATATCCTCATCGCTGAAGCCCAGTATTCATGGATGCACCATGCAGCCAGAGTACCGCTTTGCAACAGGCGCATGGGATAATAGTCGGGGGTCGGGTATAGCGTAACTAGAGCAGGTAGCTAAACCAAGACCCCGAGACCCAAAAGGCTCGGGGTTTTTGTTTATGTACTTGGAGGGTGATGCAGCGGGGATGGTCCTGCGACTGGCCTTGAAAACCAGGTTCTGCGAAAGTGGATGGGGTTCGACTCCTCCGCCCTCCGCCAGGATTAGCAGTATATTAACCTTACACGACGTAGGGTTATTTGAAAAAAAGCTTGACGTTGTGCGTCAAGGTGCTACAATAGAGTTTCTTGTAGTAGTTGATCTTTAAAAATTTGCAGGTTATACGCACCGTTCGTCTATCGGTTAGGACGACGCCCTTTCAAGGCGTAAAGAGGAGTTCGATTCTCCTACGGTGTACCATTGGGGGTATAGCTCAGAGGAAGAGCAGTGGACTTTTAATCCATTGGCCGTAGGTTCGATCCCTACTACCCCTACCATATAAAAACACATTGATTGCCCTTGCAAGCAATTGTACTGAGGACTGCGGAATCCTGAACATACAGAGTACCGAGAAAAGCGATAAACAGATTGGAAACGATCTGCCAAGCGTACGGCTGCGTCA